ATTGATCATCACGGTAAAATCGTTGATGAAGAACTTGCTAAAATTAAATCTATAGATTAAAGGATATTAAATGTCTATAAATGATGATGTATATTCAAGAATGCTGAAACACCGTGCATTGTTGACTCTTTACGAAAAGAGATTGGATACTGAAATTGATAAAATTTTGGCATCACACAAAATAAGGTTACAACGAATTGTAGCATTTTCTGGTACAGCAAATGTAAATGCTTTAACTAGAAAATTAAATACTGAAATTCGTTTAACTTATAAAAAAATATATAAAGAAGCTATTAGTGAATTAAATAAACTAGCTGGTGTTAGTGCTAGATTTTATAAAAGTATATTTGCTAGAGCTTTAACAAATATTTATAAAGCTAAAGGTGTAAAAGATACTGTAAAAGTTAATGATTTAATTATTAAGTCAAATGGTACTTTTGGTCAACAAATAGCATCTATAAGTATTTTACAACAAAGAAGAATAAAAGGTATAGTCAAACAAGGAATGACTGAAAATAAGGCAATGGTAAATATTGCCCGGGATTTAGGAAGAAGTGGATTATTAGCTTCTACCGTACAATTAAGAACATTAACTAGAACTGCAATAACTGAAACATCTAACTATGTGTCAAATACAACATATAAATTAAATGATGATGTTGTTCAAGGTTACCAATATGTGGCTACTTTGGATAGTAGAACTAGTTTAATTTGTGCAAGATTAGATGGTAAGGTGTATGCATTAACTAATAAAAATGCACCACAACCACCACAACATTTTAATTGTAGATCAACAACTATACCTGTTATAAAAAGTGCTAATCAATTATTAAATACAGATAATAATAGGTTACAAAAACGAAAAATTGCTGGATTATCTGATAGTCGTCGTGCCTCTATCAATGGTCAAGTACCAGCCAAAACTACATATGCTGATTGGTTAAAAGACCAACCAAATGAAGTTAAGCTGGCTGTATTAGGAAATCAAAAAAGAGTTACCTTGTTTAATTCTGGAAAAGTTAAATTTTCTCAATTTTCTAATAAAGATGGTAAATTAATTTCGTTAAAACAATTAGAAGAATTATCAAATTAATCTTTTGTTTTAAATTAAAATATAACTAAGGCCGTGTCCAAAGGAAAAATAATGTCAGAAAACATTGAAAATACACAAGTTGAAGAAAATAAAACTGAAGAAACTAAACAACCAGATATAAAACAATTGGTTGATGAAGAAGTTTCTAAAGCTATATCTAATATTAAAGTTAATTTAGATAATGCATATAAGCAAAGAGATGAAGCTTTGTCTGAAGTAAATAAAATTAAAGAAGAGAAAAGACAAACTGAAATTCAAAGCCTTGAACAACAAGGTAAGCATTCTGAAGCTATGCAAATGAAACTAAATGAAGTTAATAAAAGACTTGAACAATATGAACAAAAGAATACAGAATTGAGCAGAGATAATGCCGTGCGTACTCAGCTTAATGCTTTAAACTTTAAATCTGAAAAAGCCGCTGAAATGGCCTATTCAGATATTGTAAACAGTTTAAAGAAAGACGCTACAGGAAATTGGGTGCATGAAACAGGTTCTAGTATAACTGAGACTGTGTCAAATTATGCTAAAGATGATAATAATGCATTTTTATTTTCTGTTAAAGCTAATATGGGCTCTGGAATATCTCCAGCTAAGCCAAGTACAGGAACCAATCCTGTCGGATCTATAAAAGATATGTCAACTGATGAAATGCTTAATGCTATTGCAAAAGGGCAAGTAAAGGTTGACGGAGAATGGTCTGAATAGACTATCTTTTATAATAATAACCGCACATATGTGCATTAAATAATAAAAGGAAAACAAAAATGGCTGTAATAAGTTCAAACTTTAATAACATTGCTAGAGCGATTTCTGCTTACGAACAAGCGGAAAGAGCAGATGCTGCGTTATTAACATCTACTGCATTAGTTGGTTCTGACGCTAGAATTAACGATTCAGGAGAAAATTACACTGGTACATTAAGATGGTTAGATTTTTCTGATCCATCAACTTTTCATAAGCAAAATGAAACTGCTTCTGATAAAGATATTAATGAAATGTCAGTATCAAACAAATCAGCGGTATATATCAAAAATATTGATCATATTGCTGCACAAGAAATGTCAATTCAAAAATTAGTTTCAAAAGTTGACGGTTTATCATACTTAGGTTCTCAATTTGCTTCAGTTAGAGCAAGAAGAGAAGATCTACAATTAAGATCTATCCTAAATGGTGTTGCTGACAAAATTTGGGGCGCAACTACAATTGGTACTTCTGATGCTGCTGCAAAAGTTGGTACTTTTGGTTTTTACACTGGTTCAGATGCTAATGACGATCCAAATCCGTTATTTACTAATTCTACTGGTGCTAGCCAATCAAGAAGCACTTTCTTTGATACTCTATTAGATGCTATCACAGAAGTTAAAGGTGAATTTGAAGAGCCTTTCTATTACTTAGTAGTAGACACTGCAACTTACAACATTATGAGAAAAGAAAACGTTCTTGATGTTGCTCCAGTTGTAGACGGTAACTTCAATTTCTCTACTATTCTTGGTGGAAAAATTAGACTTATTATTAACAACCAATCATTAACTGCAAACTTACCAACAGGCTTAAAAGTTTCTTACATGTGTAAAGCCGGATCTGTACATTACAGTGATATTGCACAAACAAATCCAACTGCGATTGAAAGAGATGAACTAGCTGGTAATGGTGGCGGTCTTGTTACTGTTTTATCTAGATGGGGTAATATAATGCACCCTAAAGGTTTATCATGGGCTGGAAGTGCAACTGCATATCCTGCAAATGCTGATCTTTCTCTAGGTACAAACTGGACAGTACATGCTACAAACGTTAACCAAATTGGTTTATTCCCAATTTATCACGGTTAATATTATAACTATTAGATACGGAGAAAAATAATGGCTTTACAAAAAGGAATCAATTCATTTGTTACTGTTATAGAAGCAGAAGAATATTTTTATGACAGACTAAACCAAAGTTCTTGGGATAGTGCTACAGATGAAACTGTTGAACGAGCTTTAGTAACAGCCACAGGAATTCTCAATGACTTGGATTGGGGTGGTACGGCTTTACCTACTACCTCATATCCTTTATCATGGCCTAGAGATATTACTTACTGGAATAATAAATCTGGTGGGTATGAAAGTTTAGAAGATGATAGAGATGATACAACTGAGTTTATGGGAACTATTCCTGAAGATATCAAAAAAGCGACCTATGAACTTGCTTTACACTTGATCAAAAATATGAGCACAATAGAAGATCAATCATCTGGTTCACCTAGATTGAAAGATTTATCTGTTGGTTCTATTTCTTTAACTTTTGATTTAGGATCTGGATTAAGTAATTTTAAACAATTACCTGATTCAATTCAAAAATTAATTGCTAAATATGAAGATCCAGCTAGTATGAGCACAAATAGGGGAGTTAAAGTTAGTGGAGGTGCCTAATGGGTTACCATAAACTAATTCAAGATAATGTAAAAATGGCATTTGATACTATAGGTGATATTGGTGAAGATATAACATTTACAAATAAAAATGTAACTTCTTATAACTTTGCTACACAATCTGTTAATACTTCTACTGATACATCAATTACTGTTAAAGCTGTAATTGAAAGTCAATATAGAACTAATGACGATAAACCTAGGTTAGAATGTAATTTAATGATTGACTCAGCTAATTTAGATTCTAAGCTTATTGATAATTACGATAATATTGTAATGAGAGGTAAGACTTGGAAAATAAGTAAGTTTGAAGATAACAATTATATTATTAATTTAACTGTTGGAAGGGAATCATAATGGCTACAATATCTCAATTATTAACAGCTGTTGAAGGTTTATTCGCTTCTAGCGCTTGGACATCAAATAATGTAAAAGCTTTTCCTGCGAATTATCAAGGGGAAATAGATTCTGATGAATGGATACGGGTTTCTGTATTACCATTTTCTTCAGAATTAGCTTATAAAGATGTAATAGCAAATGGTCAAATTGTATGTCAAATATTTGTTCCAGCCGGAGCAGGTATGAAACGTGCATATGAAATTGCTGATATGTTAAAAACATTATTAGATCAAGAAGTAATCTCTGGATATCTACAAACAACTAATAGCTTTATAACAAACATTGGAATTGACACTAAAGATTCGGGTTTATTTAACGTGAATTATACGGTTAATTTCAGATCAATTTAACCAAAAATAATATAAAGGAATAACAAAAAATGGCTCTAATTTCAAATATAGGTGCTGGTATTTTCACTAAATTAAAATACAAAGCTGATAGTAGCTACACACTACCAACTACTGATTCTGAACACCAAACCTTCATAGGTTCTGGTGGTGATTTTGAAAATGCGGTAGAAGTTACTAACATCAGAGAATTTCCTTCATTTGGTAAACCCGCTAACATTGTTAACGTACCAAATTATGGACAATCTGTAAGTTCACAGATCCAAGGACAATCTGATGCTCCAACATTGGAATTTACTTTGAATTATGTACCATCTGTGCATGATACTATTCAAGGTTTAGTTCAAGACGGGAACACATATGTATTTCAACTAGATGTTAAAAACGCATCTACTGGTGATAATGCTGCATTTTACGTAAAAGGGCAAGTAGCTTCTTTTGAAGTATCTCCAAATTTGACTGATTCAAATCAGGCAACTTTGACTTTAAGTACTTCAACTGACTATACTGGTCCATTTGCTGACGCATAATAAAATTTTTAGGCTGGGCTTAATTGCCCAGCTTAACTAAATTGTATAGGATAAAAATCATGGATAAACCATTTAATAAATATTATGTATTAAGAATAACATCTTTGCATATAAAAAAATCTGTAGATACATCCATAAGAAAAACTTATGACAGATTAAAAGATGTAGAGGATAAACAACAAGTCTTTGAAACATTAGACGTTTTACATAAAATTAGAAAAATGATGGAAGACTTTGAATCGAATAATAAACATTTATATCAAAAACCTTTAGAGGAAATAAAGAATGAAACACATAAAGATAATACAAATAACGAAGAAAATACCATTTCTGGATCAGGAAGTGGAAATCAAACAGCTGACAGTTAAAGGCATAAAAGATTTACAAAAATCATTAGATGATAATAAAGTTGATGATGTTGGTGGTTTAAAAACTTTAAGTGCTATATTTAAACAAACTGTTGTTGGTGCTGAAGATATGAAAGAATCTGAATTTGAAAACTTTCCTATTAAAGCATTAAGTCAATTATCTCAAGATATTCTTGAATACAATGGGTTAGCTGCTAAAGATGACAAAGGTGGTGAATTGGGGAAGAAGAGCTAGCAGAATATGAAATAGCTCATCAATTAGGTGTTACATTAGATACTATATATAATATGTCCAGCAAAGAATATATGGGTTGGATAAAATATTTTAATGAAAGACCTTATGGTTGGCGAGAAGATCATAGGACTGCTATATTAGCTCAAACAACATACCAAGGTACTAAACCACTAAGGGTAAATGAATTATTTCCTTCGTTAAATATGATGAAGAATAGTAATACACAAAAAGATTTAAAATTAGAAGCTGGCTTTAATAAATTAAAAAACTTAGCTAAAAAATCTGAATAATAGTAGGGCGGTGTAAACTGCCCACTTGAAAGGCAATTATGAGAGATACTAAAAAATTAACTCAGTATAGTAATGTTGCTAAAAAGAATTTAAAAGAAAAAGAATTATTTAAAAACCTTAAAAAAGAAGTAAATATTGGTGCCAACGGTACACAAAGATACATTATTAAAAAAGGTATAAATAAAGGTAAATTAATATAATGGCAATAACTACTATTGGTCTAAAAAGTGCTGCTAAAAATCTTGCAAAAGATGTAAATAAAGCAATTGAACAGGAATTTAGATCAAGAGCATTAAAAGCTTTTGCTGATGTAAAATTAACAACTCCAGTTGATACTGGTCAAGCTAGAAATAGCTGGTATATTGGATACACTGAAACATATTATAATCAAAAAGAACCTGCTTTAACATCTAATATAAATATTTTGGTTCCTAAAGATAAACCAAATAAAATTATTGTTACAAATGGTACAACATATATAGAATTCCTTAACAATGGACATTCACAACAAGCACCTACTAAATTTATAGAGGCTGCTTTTAGAAAATACTTTGATGAAGTCAATGTGGAAATAACTAACGGATAAGGAAAAATGGCTGTAAAATTAGATATAATTACTAATGTAAAGGGACAGAGCCAAGTAAATTCATTACAATCTGGTTTAACTAAACTAGGTACGAATGCTACTATAGCTTCAAGAAAATTAAAACAATTAGAAATTGCAGCTGCCAAATCAAGAGGAACTTTTGCAGCACTTGGTACAACTTTAAAAGTTGGTGTTGCTGCATCATTAGCTGCTGTTACTTTTGGTATTGGTAAATTTGTAAAAGATACATTTCAAGCAGGTCAACTTACTGAATCATTACAAGTAAGATTTAAACTATTATTTAATTCAGCTTCAGAAGGCGCAAAAGCATTTGATGTATTAAATCAATTTGCTAGTAAAGTTCCATTTTCACTAGAAGCTATTGCGGCAGGTTCTGGTAACCTGGCTGTTATTGCTAAAGATGCTGATGAATTATCTAAAGTATTAGAAGTAACTGGTAATGTTGCTGCAGCTACAGGTTTAGATTTTAGACAAACTGCTGAACAAATTCAAAGAGCATTTGCTGGTGGTATAGCCGCTGCTGACGTCTTTAGGGAAAGAGGTGTTAGAGCAATGTTAGGCTTTGAAGCAGGTGCTAAAGTATCAATTGAAGAAACTAGAAAAAGATTTTTTGAAGTATTTGCTAATGGTGGTCAATTTTCTAAAGCAACAAAAGATTTTGAATCAACATTAGAAGCACAAGTTTCATTTGTAGAAGATGCTTATTTTAGATTTAGACAAGCCGCTGCTCAACCTTTATTTGCTGGAGTAAAACAACAAGTAATGGATTTGGTTGGTAATTTTAAACAAAATGATCAAGCATTAAAACAATTAGCTCAAACCGTAGGTGAAAATTTAGCAAAAGCTTTTAAAAAAGTTGAAAATGGAATTAAATTTGTAGCTAGAAATATTGATGAAATAGTTATAGCATTTAAAATATTTATTGGATTAAAATTAGGAACATTTATTGCAGGAATTGCGGCACAATTTATTTTATTAGCAAGGAAAATTAAAATAGCTACGTTTACTATGCATGGTTTAAACCTTGCAATAAGAGCCAATCCAATAGGACTTCTTGTAACCGCTATTCAAATTGCAGTAACTGCATTTATTGTATTTTATGATGAAATAATAAAAATTGGAAAAGCAATAGGAGATTTTTTAGTTGAAAAATTTAAAAGAGCAAAAATAGCTGTTCTTGAATTTATTTCTAAATTAACTATATTTCCTGGCACTTCAGACGCTGCA